TTGTTTGAGCCATTCGTCGTAATGATCTCCAAGTAAAACCCATTTCATAAGTGTGGAGTCTACTTTTTTCCTATCCCAGATTATCCATGCATATGCAATCATACCACCTATTTGATCATCTTTTTCAACTGGCTCTACATGCTCATTATTGAATTTAATGCGATCAGAAAAAACTATAATTTGTGAAGGAGGGTGTTGATCAAAAAGAACTTTTCTTTTCTTGCCTTCAAGAAATGTAATTCTCACAAGCATTGCAACATAGTCATATTCCGAAATTGCCTTAGTAGCAATTTTATGAGGAAGATTTTTATGATATGGTGGATTAGTTACAAAGCCCGTATAGCCTTGAGGTTTTTCTAGTGTTAACACATCAATACCAGTCTGAATTGGCAGTAATGCTTGAGAGTATTCGTTTAAATCATAACAAAGAACATTATGTCCATTGCGAATTAATTCTATTGCAATATTGCCATATCCAGCACATGCCTCTACTACATTAAGAGGTACTGTGGAGTGTTTACATAGGATATATGTTGCAAGGGGAGGGGTTCGATATAAATCATTTTCATTTCGATTTGCATCTGCTTTATTTACACCGACATAAATGTCAGTTAAATTTTTTGCCATAGTTTCACCTTTCATAATATAATACTATTTATATAGATTTGCGGTCCAATACAATAAAATTGATGCCTGCTTCTATAAAAAGTTTTTCTGATTTTTGGCACGACGTTACCCAATGATCAGGCAAAGGTTTTGGATAGCACATAACAATGCGACCAATTCCAGATTGTACTAACATCTTTCCACAATCCGAGCAAACAGGAAGCCCATAAACGTAAATTGTGGCGTCTTTTACAGGCACTCCACTTTGTAAACAGTTGACAAGGGCATTCATTTCTGCGTGAATAATAATAGGATATTTTTTTTCTCTATCATCAAGTCTCGAATCATCTGCAATTCTACTTGGGAAACCGTTATAACCAGTACCAAGTATTCTACGATCATCATTTACGATGACAGCACCAATTTGCGTGCTGGGATCTTTAGACCAAGTAGAAATTTCTTTTGCCAACCTAGCAAAACGAATATCCCATTTATTAGATATCATAATCAAATCTCACATGTTGTTCTTTTTCACGAGGAAGAGGTTCACCGTAAGAGTTACGAATTTCCTGATTTCGAATTGCAACTTCACGCAGAACACTTAAATCAGTACCTTGATCCTTTGCAAAATTGATAAATGCAGGAATATCTTTTGCAAAGCACGCAGAACCATATCCTTTTCTGCCATCGTGTCCTGGAACCATTGTATGCGACGCGCCAATACGGGAATCTGTTCCTATTGCTTTCATTATAACAGAATAATTAGAACCATATTGATTTACTATATCATGGAATTGATTAAACCACAATACTTTACTTGCTAGAAAACTATTCATTCCATATTTAATAAATGATGCCTCAATATGATTTACATGATAGACAGGACAAGGTTTGCATGCACTAAAAGTTTCATATATGTGCTGTAAATAATCAGTTTGTTCTCTATTGCCACCAAAAACATGCATAAAAGGATTTACAAAATCTTCCTTTGCTGTTTTTTCAGTAAGAAATTCCGGATTATAAACTACACGTTCGCTTATTGATGCAAGTGAATCAATTATAGAAGGAATTACTGTTGATTTAATTACGATCAATCCATTTGTATTGTTAGCTGCTTTAATTACAGTATCAATTAGAATCGAAGCATCAATACTTGCATCTTGTCCCATAGGAGTGGGGACACAAATAAATGTTACCTTAATATCTTTTCCAGAAAGATCATCTACGGAATTTCCATATTTTGGATCTATAATAGTTTTGCTGCAGTTGGTATCAGGGAAACCATAATCAACTGCGGCTCCCACAAATCCATGACCTACGATTGCTAGTTTCAAATTACTCATCTTTCCATCCATTCTCTTTAAGTTTAGCAATATATTCATCTAAATTTCTTTTATATATCCATCCGAGGTCATGTGTTTTATCTGACATTACCTTTGCAGTCATGCGATTACCCTTACGTTCCGGCAGCATTTCAATTTTGCCACCAAACAGTTCGGCAACTTCCTTTACAGAATATGCAGTAGGATTTCCTATACCATATTCATCACCTTTACCATATTTAGCAACCAGAATAATAGCATCAACGATATCATCTACGTGAGTAAAATTACGTTCTTGTTTGCCTGGTAAAACAACAGTAAGTGGTTCTCCGTTGGCCATTTTTTCTTTAAATTTTGCAATCAATGTAGCATATTTACCAGATTTGATCTCACGTTTGCCGTAAACATTATAAAAATACGTAATAGCATAATCAATGCCGAACCATTCGGCATATTGCTTTACAAATTCAGTATTGGAAGCCTTTGACCATGTGTATGGGCTTGGGACATATCCATCATAATGATCAGCATATTTTGTAGATGACCCTGCATAGATGAGTTTTGCATCTGTATTTTTCACATAATTTAGAACTTCATATGTCCCCAATTTATTAAACTTCCAAACAAGATCAATATCTTCAAAGCTCTGTTCTACTCTTGAATATTCTCCAAGATGAAAAACACAATCAAACGCTTCATCTTGGAAAATAGAACAAATATCTTCTGTAGATCCCTTGACATATCGCACACCATCCACATGATTATTTTCAGAACCGGTAAAATAATTGTCAAGTGATGTTACGGTAATCCCATCAGATATTAGCCTTTCTGCTAGGTGGCTGCCTACAAATCCGGCGGCGCCGGTAATTAGTACATTATTATACATGAAAATTTTTCCTGCCTTTCGGATATTCGGTTTCAGAAAATGAAGGATCTAGACGTATTTCGCTGGTACCGTAGTTTCGATATAGATCCATACCGTAATTATCCACGCCATTTATAATTTTAGCATCTTTTTTCAAAATTAGCTTATTTTGTCTTGCAGACATGCCGGTTTTCTTGTTGATGATCTTATCAAGGTTAACGGAGTGATGAGCTCTACCGTAACGTTCAATCAATTCTACACAATCTGGATGCATTTCATATAGCATTTTTGACTTGTTGTATGCAGAATCGTCCTTGTAACCATTGTAGATTTCATCTGTGTTTCCACCCTTTACGGTGCCAGTCTTTAGTTTTCCGCACAAGAATGCATATAAAAGCATCGTAACGTAACCTTCTTTCATGGCACGAATTGAAAGATCAACGTCTTCATTATACTTTCCGCGCCAGCGTAGATCTACATCATTATCAATTAAGAAACAGGACATGATGCGAGTATTTAGAATATAAGGCGGGTACGCACAATCGTCTACTGCAAAAAATTTGTATTGTAGACCAGCAAATGCAACATTTTCAAATCTGTCAACAAAATCTTCTGTTGATCTGAAAATACCCGAACCCTTTGCAACTCGATAGCGCTTATTTTTATGTAGACGATAAAATTCTTGGAGATTATCATCCATTAGCCAATGGCGTTTAAAACCTGCAGCTTTAGAGTGTTCCCAACACCAGTTTCTTGCAGGACCCGACCCAAGCCCGTGATTACTGAATGGCAGTACTAAAATTTGATCTTCTCGGATATAGGGAGATTTTACGTATGCATCATAATCTTGAGGTTCAATTACAATTTTAAAATCAACGCCCATTGTATGCAGGGTCTTGGCGGTGTGTGGACCATATTCTGCCCTGCCTTTTGAAATAATGTAAATATCATATCTTGGTTGTTTTTCATTCATCAAATTGTTCCTCTGCATCATCGTCTTCTTCAATATTTTCGTCAACTGAATTAAACATATCCTGTGTAATGCCTTGTTCTACATATCTACTCATCATATTAGGATCACGATCCTTTTTAGGATACCATGTAGCAAATGTCTTATCAGTCAATCTAAATTCCAATAGATCACTGAAATATTGTCTATCTTCTTTTGTGCGAAATTTTATGGTAATTTGTTTCCAAGGATCCATTACTTGTTGATTGTAAGCAGGCATGCCTGCTGCCCACCACTGCAAATAAGGATCACGCCAATTTTCTTGAAGTTCCTCTACTGTATCAACATTCCCGTTGCCAAATAAAGTTCTTTTCATTCATCATCTCCAATAAACGAGAAAATATTTTTACTTGTTCCTGGGCGCTCATAAATTAATGTCTTAATTTTAGGACCAGGTTTATTTCCAATTTTTTCCATAAATTCGGCATAATCTTCAAAACATCCCAAATTGATGATTATACGTTGCCAATCTTCTGGGAAGTCTGGATCTTTTTGTTTTACTTTTACTTGAGGTTTGTATTCCTCTACGATACCGATAAATTGAGCAAGTGAACCTTTGTTTGCATTTTCTTCAGCAACATAGTCCATCATATGTTCATAATCTTCGGCTGTATTTTTGATAGAATCGGTCATGATTTAATATCCTTAAAATTAATACTAATGTTATTTAGAACTATAATACATCATTGATCTAAAAATGTCAACAAAAATTTTAGATTTGCCATTAATTTCCAATCGTTGATGATTCAAATACACGATTGTGGGTATCATTACAGCGAACGAAAGTTGTGCATTTTGAAAGTTGTTTTAGATTTGATGCGCCAACATAAGTGCAAGTTGAACGGATTCCGCCTAAAATATCCTGTATAGTCATATTAACATCACCTTTGTATTTTGTCAACACAGTTCTTCCTTCGGATGAACGATAAGTTTTTAAACCACCAAAGTGTTTATCATTGGCAGAAGTTGAACTCATTCCATAGAATTGTACAAACTGTTTTGCTTCATTTATATACTGACTATTTAAATTGTCGTCAATATAATATTCGTTTGTCTGGTAGTATTTAGTAATGACTTTGCCGCCACCTTGATCATGACCGGCAAGCATACCACCAAGCATTACAAAATCAGCGCCAGCAGCAAATGCTTTAGCTACATCCCCAGGCGTTGAACAACCACCATCAGCAATGATATGGCCGCCAAGACCGTGAGCAGCATCGGCACACTCGATAACTGCTGATAGTTGTGGATAACCCACCCCTGTTTGAATACGAGTAGTACACACAGACCCAGGGCCAATTCCAACTTTAACGATGTCTGCTCCATTTAAGATTAACTCCTGCGTTTGATCTGCAGTAACTACATTACCAGCGATGATTATGAGTTCTGGAAATGATTTTCTTACTTTAGCAACATGTTCCACAAAATGCTGGGAATATCCATTAGCAATATCCATGCAAACATATTTCAAATTTGATTGAACCTTTTCATAAACACTAACAAGCTTATCAAAATCTGCTTGACTTGTTCCGATGCTCATAGCAACATTGCCTGATCGGTGTTCAGTGTCTTGTTGAAAATATTCTATTAGTTCTACATCACTATATGTTTTGACTAAACATGTAAACAAACCTTGTTCTGCAAGGGCATCAGCCATTTCAAATGTCCCGATGCCGTCCATATTTGCAGCCATAATTGGAATACCAATATAATGAGGTACATCATCAGAAGTACAGTTTGCGAATGTAAAATTGCGATCTAAAATGACTTCACTTCGGCTTTTAAGTGTGCTGCGCTTTGGTCGAATAAGAACATCTTTGTAGTCTAGCTTAATGTCAGTTTCAATTAACATCATTTAGTCTTTCTGAAAGTGCAGACTCTAGCGCAACAATCTCATCTTTAATTGCTAGTTTTTCTACTTTAGCTTTCTGTATTGCTTTTTCTGGGGCCTTTTCAGCCTCAAGAACTTCCACTATAGAATGGTGCCTTTTATGTTTTGCCTTTAGTAGTTTAATTCTGTGTTTTGTATTTTCGATATTCATATTCTATTCTCCATTACATAAAAAAGTTTTCAATAGAGTCTACTTTTTCCGCAGACCATCCGATAGCGCTGAGAAGGTTATCGATGGGACTAAGAAAGACTTTATTAAATTGCGTTTCGTAGTCGATGTATTTTTCAAGTCCAAATTCGCTTGGAAGAATATTTGGGAATGAAATCATATTTTCTTTGATGGGATTAGGAGATTTAAGATAGACAAATTTGATTTTGTCTCCAGACTTAATGCTCTCGTATTTTTTATCAAGGCCTTTTTCTTTAAGAAAGTTATTATAGAGTATGCATCCACGAACATGCATAGGGCAACCTTTTTTATAAGAACCGGTTTTCTTGTCAATGTATTTTTCAATATCATCGGTACCAGAGATTTTAGCAACTTGCTCAGCTGGTAGTTCAAAAAATTCATTTCTAAAATCACCAATGAACTTTTGTGTATTTATTTCATCGGACGTCATGATAACTTTGAATGATTGCTTAAGTTTTTCACGGCAAATTTCAGGAGTTGAAGAACGAACAGACTCGAGTCCAGTCACACTAATCTTTGGTTCTTCGTAGTGAACACCTTCGCTATTTAGTGCATTCATTACATAACGCTTCTTTGCAACAAACACGGATTTATCTGTAATCTTTTCTCGTTTCATTGCCATAGCATTACGATATGCGCCCATCTTTTCAGCAAGTTCTACATAACCTTCTTCAATAATTTTTTCAATCTTTTCTTTACATACCTTATCTAGGAATTCTTCACCGGTTTTCTTGTCTATATCTACTGTTCCAAATACCTTTTCAATAACTGGCGCCATATCGACATAGATAGAGTCAGTATCAATATAGACGATGTAATCCAGGTTTTCAGTTTTCATAAACTTGTTGAGATAATCATTTACAGATTTTTCAGCATATCGAATAGAAAGTTGCCCAGATGTCGTAATAGCTTCAGCCATTGCTGCAATATAGTATAGAAAGTAAATATTCGCAGTTGCGCCGTAAAGACTGTTCATAGCAATTTTAATAGCCATCTGTGAATTGTGTAGTTGAGTAATTTCTTTCTTAAGAGCTTTTTTCTTATTTGGATCGGTCTCTGTTTCATCGGCTTGTTCTACGGCGAGCATGTTCTTTTTAATTACGGAACGATTGCCATAGTATTCTTCAATGATCTCAGGAATGACACCAAGTCGAGAATTTGAAAAGCAAACACCATTTGCACAGACAGAATAAGATGGATCATCATTATGGAATTCATCTTTCAAAACCATCTCTTGAGTCACATACTTACGAGTATCTTCCATATAAGTCTCTGGAGACATGTTATATTGAAGCATAAGGTGAGGATATAGAGAGTTCAAATCGAAAGAAACAATCCAAGGATGCATACCAACTCTTGGATCTTTTACATACCCACCAACAAGTTCACCAGCGCGTTCGCCAGGTGAGCCTTTCAGAAACGGAACCACATTTTGGCTCATTAGCTTGCGATAAAGAGTGGTTTCCCAGATGCCAACAGTTCCAAATGCTTCTGTATAATTTACACCACCACCATAAGCAACAGTAAGAACAAGTGAAAGAAGTGCAGACTCTTCTTCCATTCTTTCTACGAGAAGTGTATCCTTCAAGTTATAGTCGAGATACAATTGTGGGTTTTGTTCGTAGAGAGTAGTAAGGTTGCCATATTCTGAGTAATCCAATTTCTTTTCACCAAGCACAGCATAAGCAATATGATCCAACTTATAACTTTCTTGCGGGCCATATTTGTAACCAAACTTCTTAAAGGCATCCATATAGTCAACAACGGAAATGCCAGAAATATCATAAGTAGATTGATCTTTGTTGAAAATCTTTCTCGTACGTTTACGAATGCCTTTCCAAGGTGATAGTTCTTTTGCTTTATCTTCTCCAAAAAGTCGCATAATACGTGTTACGATATATTGAATGTCAAAATATTCAACGTTCCATCCAGTAACTACGTCAGGATAATCATTAGTCCAAATTTGAATAAATCGACGAAGCAAAGATTTTTCATCATCAAATTTCATAAACTGAATATTGTCTGGATTAATACCAGTTAATGTTTTAGTCTTGTCATAATCTTTTCTACCTAGAAGATGATATGTATCGCTTTTTGAAGACTTATAAGAAATGGATGTAATTTCTTTATCTGCTTCTTCAATGTTAGCATATCCGTCACTAATATCAACTTCAATATCGAACATTGCAATATTGATTAGGTTCATATCGAATTTGATTTTCCCCGAATAATTCTCTTGAATGAACTGAGCAACATAGTTTGTGTTGCCTGCAATTTCAAAACCGCTGACGTCACGATAACGTTCGATAAAATCTTTTGTGTCACCCATAGATTCAAATTTCTTTGGGGCAACTGGTTTTTGACCAATTAGTGTTTTAAATTGTGTTTCAGTTTTCGTTGGAAGAAAAAGCGTAGGCTGAAACTTTACTCGTTTCATAAATTGCCTACCGTTCTCATATCCACGCCAAAGAATACTATTGCCATATCGTTCGACGTTTGTGTAAAATGGTGCCATTCAAATACCTTTCATTTTAGTGCTCATATAAGCACATCATATTTTATAATATACTAAAACTGGAAAATGTCAACAACTAAGCAGCAAGCTGGCTGAAGTTCTTAACCTTTTCAAATCGTATGTGCGACTCAAATTTGTCCCCAAATGATTCACCTCTATGGCTAATGACAAAAATATTATCGTTAGAGTTCAAATTATGTAGTGTGTCTATAAGATTTTCAACACCAATACTATCCATAGCACCATCTAAAGTTTCATCCAGTATCAAAAGATTAGTAGATACTGAGTTACGAAGTTTAGCAACAGCTCTCCATGAAAGCATAATCGAAAGTGTAATACGCAACTTTTCACCTTCTGAGAAAGAAGAATACGAGAATGTATCACGGAAACGAGACTTGATAATTTCGTTGAAGTTTTCATCTAGTTGAAAGTCCACGAAAAGATCAAAAGCAGCAAGATACTTATTAATCAATTTGTTCATAACTGGAATGTATTGTCTTATGATACGAGTTTTGATACCACCATCTTTCAGCATAGCGCCAGCAACACCAAAAATTTCACGTTGATCAAATAGTTCTGTTTGGCTTTTCTCTAACTGTTTTAGGTTCTTAATATGTTCTTGAACTTTAGAAGTATCAATTTCTTCAACTTCCTTTTCGGCACTATCAAGATCTTTCTTATAAGAATTCATAGCATTCATAGAAATTTTTACTTGAGCTCGATGTTCACCAATCTGAAGATTATGATTTTGCATTACATCTTCAACTAAAGATATTTCATTAATTCGAGCTTCAATTTCTTTTATTTTAGCATCAATCTGAAGTATGCCATCTTCTATTTCTATCTTTTTTGCCGATTTTTCATTTACAGTTTTGGTTTTAAAGTCGTGATCAATACCTTGTTTGCATGTTGGGCAATTGTCATGATCGTGATAAAAGATAAGTTCTTTTTCAAAGTTTCTTCGAGTGCTTTCTAAATCTAAACGTATTGATTTAGCCTTTTCCAGTTTCTTTTTCTGAGAAGCTTTATCTTGTATTGTCGCAATGAGAGCTGAAATTTGTTCTTCAATCTTTTCAATTTCAGTCTTTTCACTTACTACCTTGTCTATATGCTCTTGCATTTTTTCGCGTATTTTATCTACTTCTATCTGCTTAATTTTAAGTATTGATTCACTATGTTCCTTTGCAGATTCTATTTTAGATTTAACAAGCTGTATCTCATAGTTATTTTCAGAAATTTGTGTTTTGTTGTCTGATATTTTCTCTTTCAGCAAAATGTTCATGGTGCTAAAAACTTGAATATCTAAAAGATCTTCGATAATCTCGCGTCTTGCGCCCGCTGAAAGTTCCATGAAGGGAACATAAGTTGCACTTCCAAGTATAACAATCTGATTGAATGACTTATAATTGAGTTTGAGAATATTCTTTTCTAAGTATTCTTGGTAATCACGAGATGCTGCATCCTGGTTTATCATTTCGCCATTTTTCCAAATTTCGAATATACCTGGGCGCATACCTCTTTTTACTATAAAATCATTCACTCCAACAGAAAATTCTATTTCTACTAACAATTCTTTTTGATTGATAGTGTTCATCAGCTGTGGTTTGTTTATTTTCCTAAATGGCTTTCCGTATAGCGCAAAGACAATGGCATCCAACATAGTAGATTTACCACTGCCATTTGAACCACTCACCAATGTAGTCTTACTTTTGTCTAAAATTATTTCATTAAACACATTACCAGTCGACAAAATGTTTTTGTAACGTATCTTTTTAAATTGAACTATCATTGTATTGAAGAAGCCTCCAAGTAGAGATCATCTATAATAACTTTAACTTTCTTTTTGTCAATAGCAGTTTCTATAGAGTCAATGTAATTATGTAATATTTCTTTTGTATCTTTAGTTTCGTCGAGTATTTCTTCTACTCCTGAAGATTCGAGATTAAGAGAATCTTCTATAGACTTTACATCTGTTGCTCCGGAATCAGATAGCTTATTTAGAAATAGATCATATAGATAATGATTAGATCTATTCTTTATAATAACTTTAATGTAAGTATCTTTTAGTACATCAGATTCAATAGCCGCAATATCTTCAATTGTCATATCAGAGTCATCATATTCAATTTTATGAAATACACGATAAGGATTTGCAATAAACTCAATGTCACGAGTTTCGCTGTCAAATATATGAAATCCACGTTTTCCAGCATAGTCTGACCAAGTCATTTCATACGGAGCACCTAAGTATCTGATGTTATCATACTCAGATGGATGGTGGAAGTGACCAGAATAAACTGACTCAAAACCTTTAAAAGCTTCTTTTTCCATACCGTGATCGCATATAGAACCCTTCAGCATTTCAAAGCCTTTAATTTCAAAATGCCCCATAAGAACATGAGCCTTTGAAGATGACATCATATCTACACAAATTTGTGCGTTATTTTTAGTTATCCACGGTACCATCATAACACGAGATGAACCAAATGTCAACTCAATAGGCTCGTGTTCGTAAACATGAAAATTTCTATACTCTGGTAGTAATAAATTCATAGAATTTACTTCATTCGTGTTGGTAAAATAAACGCTGTGATTTCCAACTACGGCATGATACTCTATATTTCTTTTATCAAGTTGGTCAAAGAAAAAATCTTTTGCTCGTTTTAGTGTTACATAGTTGATATATTTTCTTCTATCAAAAGTGTCGCCTAAATCTAAAACTATTTTAATC